ATTGGTGTGGACAGCCTTGAGTCCAAAAAGATACACAAACTCCTTGTCCATTTGCAAAATCATTAGTTATTAATCCAGCATATCTATTCATTCTTTACATAACCTTTCAATTAATATTGCTCCAATAGAATTACCAAAAATAATAGCTATGAGTTTTATTATATTAATTATAGATAAACTAAATAATAAATAAGGAAAATCTGCTATACAGTGTTCTGCTCCGATTAAAATAAAAATCATTACTGCAAATATTGTTAATATAGTCTTTTTATTTTTTACAGCAAAATGGATTAAAGCTCCGCAAAAACAACCATTAATAAATAGTGTAAAAATACTTTTTGTAAATTTTGCAGTTGCGGCAATTGAAATTGTTTCTATAAAGTTTTGATTTCCAATTGCATATAAACATACTGTTATTGTAATTCCTATATAATTAAAAATTAAAATTATTAAAGATTTAGGTAATAAGTCTTTAATATCTTTAACAATAAATCCTATTTTTCCAGTAAATAATAAGGATTGCATTTCAATAATTGTTAATAACCCAAAGCTAAATAATAGAGATCCTAAAATTGGATTATTAGCTTGGAGGTTAATAATAACCCCCAAACCTATTAAAATCCCCGCTAATAATGATTTTTCTATACTATTGTTTATAAAAAATTGTTTAATTATATTCATTATTTATAGCCTCTTAATAAAGAAGAGTGTTTAAATCTCATTTCTGTTTCTTGTTGTTTTCCAACATTAAAAGCAGTTTTATAATCTCCAGTTAGGTATCCAGTTACTCTACGAAGTCTTTGAATATTATCACTACCGCACATAGGACATGTATCATTAATTTCACTAGTGTATCCACACTCTAAGCAAAGGTCATTTGGAACATTTAAAGCAAAATAAGGAATGTCTTTATCCATAGCATAAACCACTATTTGCTCAAGAGCATCAATATTATTGAGGATTCCGCTATCTAATTCTACATAAGTAATACACCCCGCGGAAGAGTATCCAGTTAATTGACTTTCAATATCAATTTTTGTAAATGGATCAATTTCTTTCCAAACTGGGACATGAATACTATTTGTAAAAAATTCTTTGTCACTTACATTTTCTATTGTTCCATATTTTTCCTTAAAAGCTTTTAAAGCAGTATGGCATAAATTTTCAGCAGGCGTATAATAAACACCAAAATTTAATTTATATTTTTGTTTAAACTCTGCACAACGATCTTTAAAAAGTTGTTCAATACGCTTAGCTAATTCCATACCTTCTTTTGTTGTATGATCTTTGCCTATAAGAATTTGAAGAGTTTCTGCTAAACCTAATTGACCCATTGCAAGAGTGCCATGTTTCATAGCACTAAATAGTCCCTCTTCTGGTTTATATCCCATCATAGTATTATTTTCCCACATAAATTTTGCAGAGGATGGATTTTGAGAACAAATGTATTCAAATCTTTCGAGAAGCATATCTTTAGCTTCTTCAATTTTTTGATTAAGAAGATGCATAAAATTATCAATAATAGTTATTTCTTTATAAACAATACCTTTTTCAATATTACTATTTTCATAATCTTCCACCATTCCTCTGTGCATTTGTTTAGCTTCCATAGCAAGAGTAGGAAGAATAATTGTTACAGGACAAATATTGCCTCTACCATCTTTGCGTTGCGGATTAACGCCTGGTTCAGCATTGATATCTAGTCCATTGGCGGTTCTACACGTGTTTATCCGATGTTGCCATCGGCACTGACTATATTATCTATTTAAATGTTAATTCATTCAACCTTTTTTCATCAACATAGGGGATTTCTCCATAGCCTTCCGCTCCGAGTATGTGCCTATCTCATACTCTACTCCCTTACATTCATCAGGGATAGTCGATACACTTTATTCATTATAATATTCAAAAATCCAAGTATTTTTATAAGGACTTTTTACTGTCTAATTGTTTGACAAATATAAACTTTGTTGTTTTGAATATTTGTTATTTTGTATATCCACATTTTTATTTATAAATGGAGTTATAATTTCATCAAAATTATTAGGTAATGTTAATGCTTTATCAATTTCATCCATCAACATATTAATAGATTGTTGATCTGTTAATTTATATCCTCTCATTTTTCTCCTTTCATTTAATGTGAATATTATAATGAATCTTAGCACGGTCTCATCCCGGTGGGACCTAACCGTTAGCAAATATTAATTAGTTTTTTAGTGTATTCATTTAAATTACAATGTCTCCAATCATTTTCAATGATGAAAACAATACAGTTATTTTTTAAATTAGCGATTTCAAAAAATGAATCATTTATATCAATTTTATTAGTAGTTTTCATCATTCCGTATTTATGCGTTAATGGGAAATATTGAATATAACTGAACATTTTATTTTCTCCTAAATAATATTTACACCCTCGGGCGAGGTTCAAAAGGTTTTACATGGGCTGAGTTTTCGCTTACCCATGGTTGAAAAATATGTAGTCGGGTCTTGAGGATCATAACCTGCATTCCCGCTCCAATCAACATTAGCATAATTTGGATATAATCTTTTTGCGGTTGATTCAAGAGCTAATCTAAATAAATCATAATTTGGAGTATTTGGCTCTTTATTAACTCCACTCATTACTTGGAAAATACCGCATGGAAAAATTGAAGTTTTATGAAATTTACCATTTCCTTTTATACTACCTTCAAGTAATGCTTTAATAACCATTCTTCCTTCTGGAAGTGTGCAAGTTCCATAATTAATTGAAGTAAAAGGCAATTGATTTCCAGACCTTGATTGTAATGTATTCAAATTATGATACATACCTTCAACTGCTTGTTGAAGTTCACGTTCTGTCATATTTATAGCATATCTATAAACCTTTTGACAGTCAATCTGTTTTCCATCTTCAATAGATGCATTATCAAATTTCTTATTTCCCATCCACTTTCTCATTTCGGTTAAATGATCCTGATATGCTGAACCTCCAAAGAATTCATGTGGAACTTCATACATATAATCAAATCCATCTCTAAAATGTTTCCAAAAACTTTTTCTTACATATGGAACCATAGTCCAATCTAAATGTGTTGCAGAAACGCCGCCAAATTGTTGTAAGCTTTGAAGCTGAAATAAAACTGCCACCAGTTGGAAAGCTGTATTTATTGAATTTGCTGGTCTTACATCTGTTTGACGAGTATTAAAGCCATTTGCGAGCAATTCATCAAAAGGAATAGATAAACAATTGTGCATACCAACAGCATAAGAATCTAGATCATGAATATAAATTTCATTATTTAAATGATTATCTCTTGCCATTTTAGACATACAATTATCTAAAGCATATTGTTTAGAAATGACTGAATCAAATTCTCCGCGCCTGCCGCCAAAAGAATATTCATCTACATTAGCATTTTGATTTTCTATATTTGATCCTGCTAATTTTTCTTTTGCGGCTTGCATCATTTTAGAGTTCCAGCGTCTTTCTCTTGCTCTTTCTTCTCTATATTTTATATATGCTTTAGCTACGTCTTTTCTTTTCGTACTCATTAAGCCATTTTCCACTAAATCTTGAATTTCTTCTATTGAAAGAGGGTCTTGCTATTCTTCGCAATAACCTTCAATATAATTTGCAATGTTTTCGGCTTTTATTTTAGCATAATCTGAAACATGTCCATCCACTGCTTCAAAAGCTTTTAAGATTGCTGTTTCAATTTTTTCCGTTTCGAATGGCATTTTTCTACCATCTCTTTTAATTACATAAACCATATAGTCCTCCTAATTATTTAAAATATTTTAAGGGTTTACTATAATTATTAAAAAACTATTAATAAAATTAATTAGTTTTGACCTGTAAGCTTTCAGTAGTAGCTATCTCACCACCGCAAGCCGCATATCCTGCAAGATCTATAAAACTATCTCCAGACCCGCCGCCATTACGAATTCGAGCTATTTTTAAAAGAGCCATCATCATGGCTACATCAACAGAAGAAAATTTTACTCCTTTATAAGCAGACCAAAAATCTGCTATAATTTTAAAGTTATCTTCAGGAGAACCATAATCTTGTTCTCTTGATCCAGTGACACAATTTATTGCTTCATTTAATATATCAATTCTTTTCATTGTTTACCCTTTCATGCTCTAAAGTAATATTTCCATCATTTTCAACTTTTGTAATTTTATATAATTGATGCGTTGGAGTATTTTTATAAGTTTTAGCTACAAAAGTATCTTCTCTTCTGTATCCTGTTATCATAACTTTTGTACCACGAGAAAACCAACCTTTTTCTAAAACTTTTTTAGTTCCATCCGTTTGAAGCTCAGAGATTTGACGGTTATACATTGCATAATATTCTTTTGTGAATTTTACATTAACAACTCCACTTGTTGTTAAAATTACTATAGATGCTTTAGTGTTATTTTTACTAATAATAGTTCCTGCAATTTTGTATAGTTTAAATATTGGAAGCTGTCTATTGTTACGTTTATAGAAATAATCAACTTCTGGATTGTAAGATAAATCAAAAAAGTTTACAATACCATATTTAGATTTATTAACATTAATTAATTCATGCTCATTATAATAAAAACATAAGCTTTCCATTTCCCATGCTGATATATTGCCAGTTGCATATTTATTCCATGTTTCTTGGAATAATAAGCTATTATATTGATTCAAAATGGCGGTTTGATTTTCCTTTAACCAATCTCTTGCATTATCCATTTCTTTTTTATAAATTTTATCCCACTTTTTTTGTTCAATACAAGTAATTCCATTTATTACATCTAATTCATTTAAACTATAATATTGAGAATAAAAATTTAAACTTTTATCATCAAAAATATAATATTTATCACTTTTTGACATTTTTAAATATTTATTAAACTCAAAAACTTTTTTTTGTTTATTTAAACTATTTGGAACTAAATTATTTTTTAATAAACCGTTAAAATTTTGTAAAGTTAATCTTTTTTTAGGTTCGGAAACCATTGAGAGATAATATGCCATGATAGCATATCTTGGAACCTTATTAATCTTAGAAGCCCAGTCGTTATCTATTTTATCAAAAGCTCCTGATTTAATTAACGAAACCATCTGAGTTTTATTAAGTGGGCATCGCCGCATAAAATCCATAATTCCTTGATATGGTCTATTAGCAATAATTTGTTTAATTACTGAATCACCAATTTTATTAACGCCTTTTAATCCAAATAAGATTTCATTATTATCTTCATCAGGTTCAAAACTAAAATCAGATTTATTAATATCAATTAAAGATACTTTAATTCCTCTTGATGTTATATCTCCAATGGCTTTGGCTAATTTAGAATAATCAGTTGTTTTTTCAATTTTCTTTTTACCACTTCTGTCTGGAAGATCTTCATAATCATATTGTTCATAATCTTCTTTTTCATAAATATTTACAACTTGTGTTATTTCTTGTTCTTCAAGCGAGCCGCTATTGACAATTAAACAAGCTGTATTCCAATAAATAGGATTCCAATTTGTTGCAAGATATATTGTTTGAACTCCTATAAAACTATAAGCTAATGCATGAATGAGACTGAAGCTATACCCCATCTGTGGACCGACGCCGCATTTCCATATATAATTACCTAATGCAGAACTTTTTGCTGTATTAAGAATTTTTTCACGAAGTTCAGGAATTTTTGTCATTTGTTTTTTACCAACAATTTTTCTTGCGGCATTTGCTTCTTTTAATGAAAAGTTACATATATTTTTATCCATCAACATTTGCATTAACTGCTCTTGAGATGGCGGAACTCCATAAGAAGATTTAAAATAAGGCTCAAGGACTTTTTGCTCATTTTCAGTTAATCCCGCGTTTGTCATTTCTTGATACCAAAGATTAAGATTATTTTTAAAACGGATATATTTTTCCATGGGAGTTTCTTCCCCTTTTTCAGAAGTCATCAATCTCATTAATCCATTAGCATCACTCATCTCAAGAATATTTTTTGGTTTAATTTTCTTTGCCGCTTGAGAGCCTACATCAGAATCAAACTGAAAAATGTTTAAAACATCACCATTCTGTAAAGCTTTCCATATTTTTTCATTATTTATTGGTAATATTTCTGGATGTAAATATTTATTATAGACTTCTCTTAAAGTTAATTTATTATCAATTTTATTATATTTTTGAAGAAGTCTGATAGTTTCTACAATTTTATCTTGAACTTCTGTTACAAGAAAATCATATTTTGTCATACCACAAGCTTCACACATATGGAGATCCCATTGAGTTATAATTTCTCCTTTTGGTGTTTTCATAAAACATCCAAATTCGTATGGATCTTCATCAAAAAGAATAACTCCACTAGCATGACTCGATCTTTTATTAATGATTCCTTCAATACCCATTGCAATATCTAAAAGACCAGGATATTTATTTATTTCATTAATAAAAGCCGTAATTGGTTTTCTATCTTTATCTTTATTACCATAGACAACATCTTTAAGCGGCCAGAGAAAACCTCTCTCGCTTGGAATCAATGAGGACAAATATTGTGCAGTATCTACATCAATTCCTTCATGATAAATAATCTCACCAATCTCATCTTCAGGAGTTAAAGTACCTCCTTTAACTTTTTCAGTATATCCACTTCCTTGTCCTCTATATCCTCTACAAGCAGTGAGAATAGCACTTTTGGTTCCTTCTGTTCCAAAGGTAGCTATAAGCGTGCATCCAAGATTTCTCCTTGATAGTTCGTCAATTTTATTTGAAAAGTTTGCACCACGTTCCTCCTTTATTTTTTGAAGAATTAATGGACGTTTTGAAGGACATAAATCTATATCTATATCACCAAGTTCAACTCTCTCTTTGTTAAGATAGCGATAAAAAGGCAAATCCCATTTAATTGGATCAAGTTGAGTTATACCTAACAAATAATGATTTAAACCAGAACAGGATGAACCCCTGCCCGCACCAACTGTACTACCACATTCCCAAAACAAGTCTACATAATGTTGTAGAGTTATAGGATAACTAAACATATTAGTTTCAAGTTTTTCACTAATAGTTTTTTTAATATCAGCTTCTTCTTCTAATCGAGAAAGATAT